CGCCACGAATTACAAGTAGACCACCAGGTCGTCCGTCATTCAATAGAAAGTTCCTGTTGTAAACCCTGGCGAGATTTTCAATCTCGATCGCAATACCAGCAGACTCCATCGGGGTGAGAGACAAGTATGGGTCAAGCGGATGAGGGCGGCGAAGCCAAATAACATCTTCTGGCTTCATCCGGATTTTGTTCCCATGTGGCATATCCACTTCATAACCAGAAACAAACGTTCGTGGATCAGGGATGGGAGACGTATGCTGTGGTGGGAGAAGCTGAAGCGCAATGATGCGTCCGTCACGCCCACGCACCTTTTCGATAAATACACCACGCGTCGACATCAATAACTGGCTTGACATTCGATACCTGAAAACAAAAGAGTTCTCGGCAGGATTGCTCTTGGTGTTCAGGATGTCAAGAAGAGGGTTGTTCTCCTCGACCACGCGACCCACAGGACTGTTGTTTTCCCTGAGGATCATCGGCAGGCGGGCTTGATTTCCGGAAATGGCGTCGATACACCGTGAAACCCATACAACGCGCTGCATGCCCTCTCGGTATGCTCGCTCGATATCCCAAGAGTCACGGTACGGCTTGCCCGCCAAAGCAGTGTTATACGCAACAGGAGCACCTGGGCTCACCGTCGCTGATTTAACATCTGGTGCACCAGATCGTAAATCTTTGGTCTGTCGGGAATTCCACGCCATTTTTATTCAGACCCCAGTAGGTAGCCGAAGACACCGCAGGCAATTCCTGCGGTTATGAAACCAGCAGCAGGGAGCAACAAAGCGGCTCCTACCGATGTCAATAGTATAAATGACAGCATCATGAAATTGGCGGTCAAACTTCGCCAATCTTTCCCTGAAAGCCAAGAAGCGATTTTCTTCACGTTTACCTCTATTTCAACATCCTATACTAACCCAATGATGAATGTCTGGAGTGAGTGAATGAGCAAGTGGGAAGAAGTCCTAAAATTTTTAGAGCCAAAGGCTCCAGAGTTCTGTCCAGAGGAAGCATCAATCACTCAAAAAGTGTTCCTCAGGACATACGCTTTGGAAGCTCTTTTTGGTGGCGCTGCAGGTGGTGGTAAATCATCTGCACTATTAATGTCAGCACTCCAATATGTCGACGTTCCAAACTATTCGGCAATTCTTTTCAGACGGACATACGCCGACCTTGCCCTTCCTGGGGCAATCATGGACCGCTTCGTGACCTGGATGTCACCGTACGACGAAGTTCGCTGGAATAGCAACAACTACACCGCAATTTTTCCTTCAGGCGCACGAATTTCTTTCGGATACCTGAATAATAGTCAAGACTACCTGCGCTACAAGGGTGCAGAATTTCAGTTTATTGGCATGGACGAGGTTACGGAAATTAGGGAATCAGACTATCGATACCTTTTCTCCCGTCTACGCCGTCCTGCATCTGGCCCACTTTCTCAGGTTCCGCTCCGAATGAGAGCGGCATCAAACCCTGCGCCAAACTGGGTGCGTCAACGATTCATCGTGGAGGGTCACTCGACCGGACGGATCTTCGTCCCATCGAAACTTACTGATAACCCTGGCATTGATGCTGCCTCCTATCGGCAGTCGCTGCAGGCCCTTGACCCCATTGAACGTCGTCGACTCGAAGAGGGCGACTGGTGGTCAACAACCCTTGGATCTCTATTTGAACGCGAGTCGTTCGTCATAATCGACCCCATCGACGTGCCAGAAATTTCAAACGCCGCCAAAGTTGTCAGGTTCTGGGACCTTGCCGCCACCGAACCATCGCAGTCGAATCCAAACCCAGACTGGACAGTCGGAACGCTCATGCTTTTTGATCAGGGAATTGCATATGTTCTCGATGTCAAGAAAGCACGGGTCAAGGGTGATGCTGTTGAAAAACTTATTTCACAGACTGCGTACGAAGATGGGCATGCTGTTCGCATCAGGATGGAACAGGAACCCGGATCGTCGGGTAAGGCTCTCGTGGATCAGTACGCCAGATATGTCGTCCCCGGATACGATTTTCAGGGTGTCAGGTCTACAGGTGACAAGGTGACTCGGGCTAGACCTTTTGCTGCTGCTGTCGCCAATGGCAACGTCAGAATTGTTCGTGCCCCATGGCTGACCGATTGGCTCGATGAGTTTTCTTCATTCCCCGAAGCGGCGACACACGACGACCAGGTTGACTCGGCGGTCGGAGCATTTACACATCTAACCGGTCTTGGATTGCCTCAGCGGAAAAGAGCCGCTATCATCATCTAGGTAACTACCACTACGACCGGGAGAACCGTGAGTACAGAAATACCTAGCTGGATAATAGAACATAAAAAACAAGTAATGTCACTGTACGACAAAGTGTCGGAACTTGATGTCGAAGAGCTCGGACTGCAACAGTCATGTGAAGTTCTGGTCGAAATAAACGCTATCAAAAACGACATCGCCATGATCATTGACGACTTGCAGAAGAAAATATCTCCGCTGTTCGGAAAGCAAGACATCGTTGACGCTGGCGACTATGTGGTCGAGCGCAGGATGGGGAAGCCTCGTTCAGCATGGAGGCATAAGGAACTTGGCGATGAAGTTGCCAACAGGGTGTGGAGGTCAGCGATTGATCTAGACACCGGGGAACTCACAATGACCCCGACGGAACTCATGGCAAAGATGCTAGATTTCCTTCAGCCCTCCTACTGGAGGGTCACGGCACTCGATTCAATTGGCATATCAGCCGATAGCTACTGCGAAACCCGTGAAGCACAAGAAAAAATTTCAATTAGAAAGCAGAAGTGATGAGTATTTACGAAGACCTGTCATTGCCGTTCCCCGAGGAAATGGAAAAGACGCTCCGAAAGGGTGGGGCCTCCCTCACCTACATTCCCGTCAGCGAAGTCATTTCACGTTTAAACAATGTCATCGGCGTGAACAGGTGGGACAGCGTGATCATGTCATGCGAGCGAGACAGTCTTGATCCCGACTTCATTGTTGCCCATGTACGCCTTACGGTTACGTTTGATGGCGGCACCGTCGTCAAGGATGGAATTGGCGGACAGAGGATCAAGCGGACCAAGGCTGGTGAAATTGTCGACCTCGGTGACGAAATGAAGGGTGCTGTATCAGACGCCCTGAAGAAGGCTGCCCAGCAGCTGGGGGTAGGTCTTTACCTCGCACGGGATATTGATGCCATCGAGATCGAACAAGCGCAAGCGGAGATGGCACAGCAAAACGCAGTAAACCCGAAGTACGAAAAGTTCCTTGACTATCGGAACAATTTCGGACCCGAGCAACTTGCTCAATTGCGTGAATTCTGGAACGAATACAGTGGGGGTAAGCCTGTGCCGAAGCCTCACGAGTTCACCGACGAGCAACTCGATGCTTTGACTATCGAATGCGCACGCATCTCGGTAGATGGAACAGTTTTCGTTGAGGGCGGAGAAGGGTAAATGGCGGTCAATCCACCGCCATACCTATCTCCTTCATCAATAAGTACTTGGCAGCAATGCCCGCTGAAATTCAAGTACCAAAAAATTGATGGACTGAGAGAGCCGCCGACAGAGGCAACACTCATGGGCAACTTTGTCCATGAAATATTTGAATCTCTGTACGCTGCAATCCCTGAACTACGAACCATAGAAGAGGCACGTTCAATAGCGCGCACGCTATGGGACAGTAAATATCGAGACATGGCATCTGGCGTTGTGCGCGAATCGCAAATGAACCAGTTCAGGTGGAACTCATGGTTCTGTGTTGAGAATCTGTGGGAAATAGAAAATCCACCAGAAACAAAAGTTGATGAGATCGAACTTGAACTAAATGGTCAACTTGGCGGCGTACAGTTGAAAGGTTTTGTCGACAGAATTACTGTCACGAATGAAGGCATTATTATCGGCGATTACAAGACCGGAAAGGTTCCAACACCAAAATACGAAGATGACAAGTTCCAGCAGCTTTTCATATATGCGGCACTATGCGAAGAGCTAAATATAGGCAAAGTCAAAGATCTTGACCTTATTTACCTGAAGGGTCCAAAAATAATTTCAAGACCCGTCACAAAAGAAAAAATAGAAGAAATAACAACGACAGTTGTTCAAGTGAAGAAAGAGATAAATGAGTCCTGTGACAGCGAACACTTTGAACCCAGGAAAGCATTCCTATGCAACTGGTGTTACTTCAAGCGCACGTGCCCGGCGTGGCAGTGAGGCGAGCATTATGACTGACGACGCATTCGCCAAACTCGTGGCAGAAGAAGTAAAAAACAAGGTCACGAACGAGACAAGAGAAATTCTTTTCAAGCAAGAAAACTGGGATAGGTGGGAACGTTCACTTATCGCTCTTGTTGAGAACCTTAATGGCCAACTCCAGAGGATCTCTGAAGACAAGGAAGCGGACACTGAGCGCTATTCCTCTATGGAGGAAGGAAACGTTCTTCTTTCTGAAGCTCTTTCATTTTACGAAAAGCAAGCGAAGAAGATTGAACGATTCAAGTTCCATGTCGAAAATCGACTCGTTCAGGTCAGCAAGATGATTGCTACTGGGTCACGATTTGAAGATGACATGTCTAAGCAAATTGTCATGCTGCGCAAAGGGATCGAAGCCCATCGCAAGATGATGAACGATTTCGACCTTGAAGAAACAGCAATCGATCGAGCCCTGTGGGACCTCCTCAGTGGCCAGTGGTCATTCAACGAGATCAACAGCGAGGATATCTGAGATGCCAGAAGTAGACCCACAGCCACACAATAGGACGGCATATGTAAAAGGGTGCCGATGCAATATTTGTGTTGATGCCAATAAAGAGTATCAACGCGAATACATGAGGCAATGGCGAATCAGAAAGCGTGAAAAAGAACAAAAGATTTCACCGATCTTCGGCAAGTACTCCTATCAGTGAAAC